CCCAAAAGCACTTTCATTAAATGAATCAAAATAGCGCTGCCGCAAATCTTCTGTCTCTTCCTCGTCCTCTCCGGGGATCAGGATTTCCGTCAGCTCCGCGGTCTGCAACCCTCTGATATATTCCATAGGAATCATCGTCCCTAAATACTGGTTCCCTGTACTTCCGGGAATTTCACATTGTACCTGGTACTCCCCTTCAGCAATCTTTTCAGTAACAAGATAATTGATATCGCCAATGTTAAACCGCTGCCCGGACACATCAATGTCAGACGGGACAAATACTCCCTTCAGGACTGCCCTTGTAGCCTGGTATGGGGAAATTCCTCTTTCTTTACAACGCAAAATTAAGAATTCCCTTGAAGCAGTGTCGCCATAGGCTTCCCGTAAAATAACATCCAGTTCAAGATATAAAATTTGCAGTTCAATAGCAGTCGGTGAATGGGTGTCCCAAATAACCGAGCCTTCCCGCTTATCGAATTTATCAGGGACACGGTCAAGCATCCTTTCAAGAATTGATTCATATGTAACATTCTCATACATTAAAAATTCACCTCTCTTTCCGCCTGCACATCCCCAAAGATGGTATGTGTCGTAAATACCACATGGACAACACCCTTCTGCGGGAAGTCAAATTCAAAGTTATCAACGCTCCAAATCCGATCATCACAAAGCAGCGCTTCCGAAATGCGCCGTTTCAGTTCCGGGCATACATAGGTCACTGGTTCACCGAAAAGATCAAGCAGTTCAATCCCGTAATTCCAGCTATACATGATATATTGATAGCGTTCCGTCATGATAATTTTGAAAATCGCCTGCTTTACTGCCTCCAGTCCATCTGTATAACCACGGAGAAGTTTTTTATCCGGCTGCATTCTGTAAGTAAAACTCGGCTGTTCCTTTATCTCAAAATCGTTATTCAAAAAACCAACTGTTGAAGGAATCATCCCTTACCCCCTATCCGGTCAATCACAATAAATTTTTGACCTTCCTGCTGCCGAATGATTACCACCTGATCCCCAGCTTCAAGGGCATTGTGCATCAGGAAATTTTTCTGTCCTACAATACCGTGAATGTGAGGCGGCGGGGCGGCTGTTTTCCCATCAGAGGAAAGAACTCCTTCTTCTGTATTCCATTGAACAGTTACGGTTGTCATGTAGTCAGTAACATTCTGTGTCAAAATAAGCTGCGATTCACCAAGAATCATTTTCTGTTCCACATTTATTTTCAGGGGAGATGCACAAATCACTTCCCCGAAATATAAATTGACAGGCTTTGACGCTTCCCTCTCGTCCCTTGAAGCCCTTTTTATGGCTTCCACCAAAGCATTTGCATCAGCCAACAAACTCACCCCCTCGCAAGGTCAAATCCATCCAATGTTCACTTTCTTTATATGTGTGCTTGCAACTTTCCACCAGCATAAAATTCCGGAGCTTTATATCCCCAAGGTCAAGGTTCACTACAATCATGCTCCCAGCCCTAACCCGGTTATCCCCGAAAACATTGGTAAGCTTCAGATTGCGGGTTTTCTTGTTGTACAGTTTCAGAAGGGCATCTACTTTCGCCTGACCGTTTTCCCCTTTTTTCAGGGTATCAAAATACTGCAAGATACCCCATTTGTTGATATTCCCTGAATCCTGCGCAATATAGACTTCCCTGAATCCGGTTTCTTCGTTGTCATAGGTCAGCTTGATTTTGTTGAATGTATTATCATCAATGGATGAAGTATAATCGAAGGTTTCACACGTTTCTTCATCCACCATCAGATAAGCCCCCGGATTCCCCACCACCATAGAAGAAAGGTGTTTCAGTGTCAGCTTCCCGAAATCGTCATATAAGACGAACATTTCCCCGGTGTTCTGCAAGGTCAGGTCAAGGGCGTTTTGGATCATTTCAAAAAGGGAAGTGTTTTCTTCAACCCTCGATTCAATGATATAATTTGTATTTTCCAATACCCCAATATTCAGCGCATAGTCAGCGGCAATCATCCGCAAGAACTGATCCGCCGTCTTGTTCTCATAGACTATGGTATCTTTATTTTTCAGATACCGTAACTGATCGTAGGCGGTGACAGTGATGATCTGTTCCTTTGCCCTCTGCTGCTTGAACACAAAGCCAAAGAACACTTCATCACCGTTTTCCTTCATCCTGACCGCACTTCCTTCTGAAAAATCAAGCACATCATCTTTCAGCACCTTAAAGGTCAGCTTTCCGGGGGTGTTCTTCCTTTCAGTAGTCCATTCAATCCCTTCTTCCACCGCGGGAAGGCAGACTTTTGTTCCTTGTTCATTTCCAATCAATAGTTCAACGCTTATTTTGAACACCCCCGTTTCTAAGCTGCCGGAATCGTCAGAACCTGTCCCGGATAAATCAGATTTGGATTCCCGCCTATTACTCTTTTATTTGCGTTGTAAATAATGGAATATTTTGAACCATTCCCATAGAACCGTTTAGCAATATTCCAAAGACAATCCCCCTTTACAACTGTATAAGCCTGCGCCGTTACCGGGACAGGGGAAGCGGTTGTTTCTCTCTGCGGCTCAACACTTGCTTTCGGCTTCTCCAAACTGAAAGTGATGTTTACGGTCTTTGTTCCGTAATCCCGCCATTGCTTCAGTTTAATTTTTACCAGAATGTCGAACCCGTTCTTGCATCCTCTGTAATCTTATAATCTTCCATTGATACCTTAATATTGGTGTCAAAAAGCCTTTTTCCGGTTGGACGTTTTCTGCATACAATGAACTGGAAGGGCTTCTTACTTGTTTTCAGACTTTCAAAGTAGTCCAGAAAATAGTCGGCGCCTTTGAACCCTGATTTGTAAACGGCAAAGGGATATTTTTCTTGTGGTATCCTGCACTCAAATTCAATATCCGTTAATTCTGCCTTTTTCAGAATATTTATTTCCCCTTCGTTTATCAAAGTAACTGTTTCATTTGCATTGTTGATTTTTACCGTAAGTTTAGGGGGTGCTATTGGTAACAAGCATTTTTTCATGTAAAAATCATAACCGCTTTTTCTCATTAGTCATGCACCCCTTCCGTTGAAATATCTATGGCTTCATTCACCATATCTGTCATGCCGGACATTACTCCGTCTAAGTCCATACCCGAAGAAATTGTGTTATGGTTGGTCTGTTCAATTTTGATCTCGGCAGTTGTGAATCTGTTTATGGCTTCCTGTTCTGCAATATCACGCATATATTTTAATTCTTCCTGCGTTATATCCATGGAATCAGCGATTGCTCCAGTATTCCCGGCAATATCGTCAACACCGCTGCCAATATCGCCCAGTCCCCCAAGTCCGCCTGAACCATTCACTAATGCATTTGCGTAATCGGCAGCGGCTGGAATATCAGCAGTCCCAAAGAGGGAAGAAGGATCAAAATTTGAAATGCTTGCATCAACACCCTCGCCGAAAGAATATCCCGCTGCCGCGGCATCCCCATAATCAATGTAGTTCATCTTCGCAACATATTCAACCCAGCCTGATTCGTCCTTTACTGCCTGCTGCGCCTGTTCCAAGCCAGAGTAAAAACGGTCAAGCCCGCTGGTTATGTCAATCGTCACACCTGGTATCTTATTTATCAAAGTTTCAATGGCCTGAGCCATATTCTGGATATACCCGATTACTGTCAGGCACATATCATAGAATAAAATTTTTACAGCCGCGACCGGATTATTAAATACATTCCCGAAAAAATTTGCGATAGAAGCAAACCAGTTCCAAGCCGGAACAATAAAAGTATTGATTATATGCGCAATCAGCACTGAAAACGACCCGGCAATAATACCCGTTGCAGAAATGGAAGTCCCGGCAAATTTATTGACCCCCGCCACCGCTGCATAAAACAAAGCAATCAAAGTGATTATCAAAACGATTATCCAGACGATAGGGCAGGCGTACATTGCCGCATTTAATCCCCATTGTGCGGTTGCTTCTGCCCATGTTGCCCCTGTTAAAAGCATAGTTGCCGCTGCCATCATCAGTTTTACAAAGGTCATTACACCGAGGGCGGCTGCAACTGACAGTTCTGCCCCCTTTGTCAGCAGTAGCCAGCCGTAATAAACTCCCAAAGCACCAATAATTCCATAAATAATGGGGCTGATCCACCCCCAATTATCAATAACGGCCTGCGAAAAATTGATAGCACCTTCCGTCAGCCAAGAGAAAAAGCCAAGCATATATTCAAGACCTATCGTGATATTGTCAAGGACAGTTTGAATCGTACCCCAATTTTCTGTTATGGCATCCACGAATAAAATCACATAAGGGTAAAGCTGCCCGCCTATGACCTCTTTCATGTCACCCCAAGTATTTGTCATTTGAATGATCTTTCCTTCCGGGGTGTTACTCATGCTCTCATACAATCCCGCCCATGCTTCATCAATAACTTGCGTGATCGCCGCTGCCGCCTGCATATCTGCGGACATATCGACATATTCCTCACCCAGGGCGGCAATAATCTGTTCCCGTTCGGCTTCCCCTTCAATGATAGCCTTTTGCGCATCCGTAAATTCAAAGCCCTTTTTCGTCATGGCATCATACGAACCGGACATAATCTTTCCTAAGTTCGTGGCATAGTCCACCATCCCGGTAGAGTCAATTTCACCGCCCCCAGTCATACCCATAGCATAGTTTGAAAGGGTGTCCATCATCATTTCAATAGCGTCTGTATCGGTGAAATAGGTAGAAAACTCTGCGGCTGCCGCAATCATGGCTTCATCACCATAAATACCCCGTCCCTGAATCTCGCTTGCCTTTGCCGTAATCTGATCGTAGGCTGCGGTCAAAGCCCTTGTTTCAGCCGTAACCGGGACGACAATTTCATCAACACCGTTCTGGATGGCGTTGATTTCATCAATCGCCGCCGTAGTGTCTGCCCCAACATCAACCTCAAACTGCGCAACGTATTCTTCATCAAGCATATTAGCAAGTACGCTGATAAGCTGCGTTTCGGCGTTAAGCTGTGTGTTAAATGCCTCCGTGCAATCTTCAATCCAGCTTTGAGCTTTCTTTAACCCGGCTATCCCGGCAAAAGCCCCGACTGCGCTTGTAATCATATTTTTCAATGCTGCTGCATTATCCGTACTTTCTTGTATTTCACGGTTGAACCGACCTTGTTCATCGACATTATCCCGAATATATCTTTCCGTTCCGCTTACCGTTTGGGATAAATGTAAATAAGCTTCATTTGCCGCCTGAACGTCCATGTTTTCAACAGCACGGTTCAATAACTCTTGTTCCTGCACCGCCCGATCCAGCTGCGCCCTTAGCTGTTCCAGCTCAGCGTTTGCCGTGTCAGTCCCCATGTTCAGGGGGTTGTTTTCGATCGCCTGAATACGGCTCTGGATGGCTTGTAAACGGTTCTGCATACTGTTCATGTCCGTTACCATGTTCGGCGGGAATATATTGGTCTGCGCCGCTCTTGCGGCAATCTGCGCTTGCGTCTGGTTCAAAGTGTTCAGCATATTGTTTGCACTCTGAACTTCCATTTCAAAGCGTTCTGCGCCGCTGTTGGTGAACACGTCCAGATTATCAGACTGCCACACAACGGGAACTTCCACCGGGGCAGGCTGATCCACAATAGGATCAGGGTGAGAAGAAGGCTCAACGGGCAAAGCTACAGAGACAGGGGTTACCCCGCTGTCAGGTGCTTCCACATTCTGTATAGCCGCATCCAGTTCCCGCGCCGCAAGTGTCGCCTGATTAAGCTGATCCCTCATCCCCTGAATAGCCGCCGTGTCAATCGGTTCATTCATTACCGACTGCATCTGTTCCATTGTGGAAACGGACATGTTTACCGCATTTATGACATTCATTAGAATATTGGTAAAATTATCCTGTAATTCAATGGATGATCTTATGCTGCCCATATTATCCTCTTCCCTTCTTCCCCCTTTTTGCATTGCGTTTCATTTCTTTTTCTTTTTTCTTGTCGTTCTCCATCTTCACCTTGACTGCTGCCACCACAAAAGCCTTTTCCTGTTCGTCCATTTCAAAGAAAACGGAAGGTAGAATATGCAGTTTCAGAAGGGCATAGTAAGCAAAGTTTGCTTCCCAATCCCCTTCTTCTATCAGTTTTTTGCTTCATTCACCTTATCTTCAAAAGAAACATCAAAACCCTGAAATTTCTGCACGAATGCCAGCAGATTATTATACTCACCCGGATCGTCCACCATAGCAATCAGCAAATCTTCCGGGGTCATGACTCCATAGGAATCCTGCAATTCCTTATCATACAAATCAGGCATAACAACGGAAGCTGCAGCCATCTTCTGCATATACTTACTGGACTGCACTCTCGGACGGAACATATTAGGCTTGCCGGTAACCGGGACTTCAATCGTGCACTCATCCCGAAGCGCATCATTTTCCTTTGACGTGATATGCCTGAACTCCCATTCAAGGGGGTTGCCGTCCTCGTCGCAAAGGGATCGTGTCGGCGCATAGAAACCGTTCTTCTTTTCCGTCTTGTTGGCTTTCATAAATTTAGCGAATTTAGACATTTTTACATTCTCCTTTATATTTTATTGATGATACTGAAAAACCCCTTATATGGGCTTATATGAACGCCGCACAAGAGGTTTTAATGCGGCTTAGTTTGTAAGAAAACCTTCCAGGTCCTTGAATGCTTCCGGCATCTTGAAATCCTCGAAGGTGAAATCCATATCTTCATCCAGATATTCACCGTCAGCGTCAAATTTTGCAAGGATACCGCCGTCAATGTTGCAATCCACCAGAATCATGGTTTGCCTCCCTACTGCGGAAGTCATATCCTCATTAGAGATCTGAATTTCAAAATAAACATCTTCCCCTGTATCCTTGTACTGGATCATCATCTGCCGGAAAATGGAAGTGTTATAATGAAAAGTTGCACTGCCTGTACCCTTCCACCCGGAAGCTTTGTTTCCTTTTCCGGTTTTTCCCAAAATGGGAACCTCTGTTTTACTCTTCTCAAACTTTGCTTCCAGATTGATCGCCTGCATGAAATTATAGCGGCGTGTCCCAATCGTAATAAAACACTCTGCCAAAGCCGCAAATACGGTATCTTTGGCTTTCATTACCACATTACCATTCATTTATTTCACCTTTCCTTATGCTACTGTAACGGTCATGTACAATTTACTCATGGCATTTACAACGGTTACAAAATCAGATACAACTACAGATTTCTTTGTATTACCCTGATCCACGGAAACATCCGCATCGGAAAAATTCTCAATCGCCCTTATATCCTGAAGCTCCTCATGATGCTTGACAATATCCGACCAGAGGGAAATTCGCCCCGCTGCGTCATTCGGTACAACCCCCAGATACTTTGTATTGAAAAGCACTGCAATATCGTTGCCAATCTGATCTATTACTCTAATCGTCTGGTTGTCCTTAAAAATATCCCTCATGGTATCGGAGGTAGTAACCATCGTGTTAATATCTTCCAGCACACGAATATCGGTCCCTACTTTATGAAAAGTAAACTTTCCTTCTTTGATTGCCGTCTTAAGCTGACTCTGTGTGTGCGGGGTTTCAATAGTAAAATTACCATCATATTTTTTGTTCTGGTTGCTCTTGTTGACTGCACAGCCGGCAGAGGCGCCAGTCACCCAATACACAAGACTTGCTTCACTCCAGCCTTCATCAAGGGACTTGTTATTTACACTGATAACGCCCATATAATCCGCTTTTGCATAATCGTAAAGGACAAGCTGGAACTTCACGCCCATTTCATCACGCAACCGTTTCACAAAGGCAGCAAAAAGGGATTTTGTAGTGTCGTCTGTTACCACAACACCCATAGTGTTAAAAACATAAGATTCAATCTTATCAAGATAAGCCTGGTAAGCTGTTCCATTTACCTCCCCATTCATCCCGCCTGCCAGAGGAACCGCCGCCGCTGCTTCAAGGGTAATCCCGTTTTTCCATTTCACATAATCGTTCGCTGGACCTATGTCAATACTTTGGACAAAAAAAGTTGAAAGATTATGCAGTTTTTTCGAGTTCCTCATCCTCC